AATCTCGATGGTCTGTTTTTATGTCACAAAGTTTGATTTGCTCAATTGGCCAATACTCAACCTTACTTGTAAAAAGTATTTTAGTTCTATCATCATATGAAATCATTTTTGGCAATTCAACTTCCCAAGTAGATTGAGAAAAGTGTCTCATTGGTCTATGATGTAAATCTAAAACACGTAACTCACAATTTCGTGGGTCATTAGAAAAAGCAATGTATTTGACTTTAGAATGATTTATCCATTTCAATAATGGCGAGCAATATCTTGCAACCATTTGAAACTTGACCTGCTGTCTTTTAGTCGGGTCATTCTTATCAACAGTCATATTGTTGATATTGACACCAGGAGCCGAAATACCAGTATAGAGAATAAGTAAATCCAAACCAGGGTCATTATCAATAAAGTTATCATCATTCTTTGATGACGGAATAAACGTAACATTTTGATTTGGAAACAACCGTTTGTTAGATGCATCCCCTCTACACTGTAACGCATAGAACATATCGTCAGGATTATTTCTTGCTATGTTGATAATAAGAGTCTGAAAGTCATTATCGACTGAAGAAATGTCACGTTCAAATTTCTTAGACTTTCCTAAATGAGTAAAACCGATTTTATACATATATGATTTTTTCTAATTGTTGAATTGTTTCTAATGTTGAAGTATGAAGTACTCCAATTCCACCTGTTTCTTTCCATGCATCAATGTTTCGCGGTAAGTCATCAATCAAAATATCTTCAGATGACTTACAGTATTTAGCTTTGTTTTTTCCGCCAATAACTGTAATGACTTCTAACGTACTGTCAATGTGTTTATGAATCCAGTTAGTTTTGTCTTGACCCGCAGTGACAGCTTTATCAGTAGGTCGTGGAAGAGCTGTCAATACTTTGATGTCATATCCATCAATTTCTTTGACATATTCAACTAGTTCTAATGCATCATGCTTTGGGTCTAATGTATAGAAGAAGTTGTCAATTTGTTTTGTGATTGGTTTCCAAAACGTAACAGGATGTAAGTCTTTATAATTAGGACCATGAAGCTCAATGACTGCTTTTTCAAAGTCACTAAGAACCCCATCCATATCAAGAAAGATAGTTGGTTTGTTCATAATTGATATAGAGTACCAGATAATTGTTGTTTAGCAAGTGCTGCATCAGCAATTCGTTGCCTAAGTTCTGATGTAGAGAAAGAATGAGCTCGTCTATTGAAGAACATTTCTATTCCCAATTCTTCATTCAATTTTTTTGCAGTATATTCAACATACTCATATTCTTCACCAGCAAATCGAATGTCAGGTCTTATTAGCAATAAGCTATCAGTCAAGTCTTGTTCGGACTCAAATGGAAATAGTAAATCAATGTATGAAATCGCCTGAGCTTGTACCCAACGTTCAAAGAGAGATTGCACTGGTTTGTTCTTAGATGTCGGTCTATCAATAGTCGGGTCAGATAGCAAACCAACGACTAAAAAATCGCAATGAGCTTTACATTCAGCTAACATTGCTACATGACCTGCATGCAAAACGTCAAATGTGCTGAACGTCATTCCAATCTTACGACCAGCTTTACGTTCGCGTTCAATGATTTCAAGAGGTTTGATTGATGTCATACATGAACTCCATGTTCTATTGTAACAAAGGCTTTATTGTAAAGTGATTGTTGGTTTGGCAAATGTCTAACATACTTGAGTATTCTAACCCAATGCGAAAGCTCTAATGTAAAAATTGCATCATTATGAGCCATTCCATAGTGTCCAAGTATCTTGTCTGACAGTGTTTCATAATCATCATCATAACCAAAGCGATACAATGACATCTTCAACTTAGACAAGTCTAATAACCAGCTTGAATAATCAGTTGGATTAGGGTCAATCAAATACCAACCGTGAGAGGTAATGATAACATTATCAATCGAATAGTCACCATGACAAAAGCTCTTTTCTTTGTTCATATGGTGTTCGATTGACTCAAGTTTTTCAATCATCAATTCTTTTGCTACACTAGACAATTCAGATTCATCTAAGTGAGCTTGAATGCGTTCAATATAAGTAGCAAAATCCGCATGATGCATTGGACGATAGTTTCTAAAGTCGTCAATTTGAAGTCGCAACTTATGGATAAAGGTTCCAGGTTTATACCTTTCACCTTTGATGTAATCCATGTTTAGAGTTTTGCCAATAACTGAATGGACTTTAGGTACGCGGATTTGGAGGTCACGTGCTCGTTCGTGCCATGCTGCAACCTGAAGTGCATTCTCACATGTCTTACTGACAAACTTTTCGTCAGTAATAAAGACGTCAGTGCCCGAAAGACCGTGGAGGATTTTGAATGACATCTTCTTGAAATCATTGACGTGTATCGCTTTATCATCGACATAATATGCGCCTAATACTTTTTCAAATGACAAGACATGATAATGAACATTATGGTTTCTTAGCCAAGTTTCAATGCTTGTTCTATAAGTCTTTTCACGAAGAGCTAAGTCACCATTACAAGAAAGCATTCCCCTGGCAGTACAAATCCAGATTTCAAACCCGTTTTCAAACAGCTCATTGATTTTGTCAATGACTACTTGGTCAGGTTCTGCATTATCCCAGTCACGGTTAAATGTGTGAGAAATAGTATCATCAAAGTCGAAGATGAATCGACGATGATGTGAAGTATTAGTATTCATTGTCGGTGTCATAGAACTCAATTGATTGTAAGTGATAAGCAACAGCAAAAAAATCAGCACTAGGCAATATTGCCATTGCGACCCATAATACAAAAGAATCGATAAGGTCAATCATATAGTTTATACCTGACATGATAATAAGTTTGAAAAAGTCGATGACATATCAAACGATAGACATCATGTAATACAAATCCAAATGCAAGAATTGCCAGAAAGCAAACCAACAAAGCTCCACCAACAATGACTGCTATTGCTTCTAAGATAAAATCTAGAATAGCAAAAAACATATTAGGACTTTAGAAAATCACGTGGATAGAATGAGTCATACAGAAACTTTGCAACCGGTCGAGGGTCCCTAAGAGCTATTGTCAATGCAATAGCTCCAAGAGGAACGATGATAGCCATTCCAAGAAAGAAAACCGAATAGCAAAAAATAACAGCACTTATCGTGCCAATGTCTAAGTTCAAGTTCATGATGATAGTGTTTTTGATTTTGCTTTGAAACCGCCGGAATGCCAACCCGCACCACGTAAGTTGAATGCAGAAGCACGTATAATTTTAGACATTATTGTATCACACTTTGGGCAATGATGTTGAGTTTTGTCATCATGTTTGTGATTGATTTCCTGTTCATGACCGCAAGATGGGCAACCATAATCGTATAGCATTTTTGTGTTTCTCCTTATTAGATTTGTGCATAGAATGATTTTAAATACGTGATAAGCCAGACTTCAAATTCTTCTTTTAGTTCTGGCGTTTTAGATGGAAGTTTAGTTGTTTCCAACAATTTATCCATTGTAGTATTTAGCATTTCAAAACTATGCACAGCATCTTCAAATTCGACACGACCTCTTTTGACTGCAAGCAAGTAGTCGGCAATCTCAAGAGGAAACCTTAGTTCTTGAGCACCCAAGATTTCAGTTGCTTGATAGGCAATACGAATAGCATGAGATAGAGCTTTCCAATCAACTTCTTGTTCTTGAGCTTTCTTAGCACGATGACCGTACTTTTCAACAAGTTTCTTCAAAGCTCCAATGACATTAGACACCCGTTCAGTTTGGTGATAGTATCGGTCATTGACTTGAAGAGCTAACGTATCTTTGTATTCTTCATTAGAACCTTTGATGTACGAATAATGAACGTAACCATTGAGCACAGTCAATGGAAGCTCTACGTCTTTGATACGAGTTTCTTGTGGATTTTCAACTTTTTCAAGTTCTTCAATCAATCGCTCAACTGCATTCAGTCGCTCACCTTTGACACCATATACTTGAGCTTGATGAGCTGCATAGCCGACCATTTTGGAAATGTCAGATGTCAAAAACTTAGTGCTGAGTTCATTGATGAATTCACTGAACAACGCAGTAAAGTATGCATTCAACCAATGTGCCGAACTATCATACTGAAACCGATAGTTATGAGCACCACTTTTGAATGCAAAGACAAGTTCATACGCATAGCTTTGACCTTCGAAAAAGTCGAACGCCAATCGTTGAAGAGGAATAAATTCGATTTCTTCTTCACCGGCATTCATCTTTTCGTTAGGCTTTACATCACGTACAACCCGGTTTTTGATTTTGTGTCCAAGCAATAACTTGCCGTAATCTGGCAAGTAAACCATCTTGGAATCGATATCGGACGATTCATCATCGGTTCCATATAGTGCAGAACCGAAACGGAATTTGATTAGATTAGTTTCACTCATAATTTTTGATTGATAACCAGATTTGCTGTAATGACGGCCATTTCTGCCGGAGTAATAGTTTCAGTCCAAGATACGAAGCTGGCAAGAGTACTCAACCATAGTAACCATGTATGAGATGTTTCAGCTTCATCAAGATGTTTATTGAGCGGGCGACGATAATGAACAACTTCGCATTTTTTGAAGATACCTTCTTCAGCCACTTCGCCAACAGTATCTTCAGTCAAATCGACAACTTCACCTTTACGAAAATAACGAAACGTACCAGCTTCAATCGTAATTTCGTGTCCAAGCAATAATGCTTTTAGAACTGTTGCTGTACAAACAGGATTTACATATCTTTCTTCATTGGCACCAATTAGCATATTCACTTACTCCTCTTCATCATCGTAAAAATCAACAACAACTTCTTCCTCTTTGAAGAAATCGTAATGTACAGTAAAAATAGCATTGACAGTTTCAGTAAATGGTGCGACTTGAACTGACATGTTCAACAAATCTTTATGACCAACGCATTGAGCAATGACTTTAGCAATTTCAGTCATAATCAATGCATCACCACCATAAGGGATTTCATCGACATAAATGGCTAATAAATTTTCATCGCTTTCACCAATATGAACACCAACATAATTGAATTCACGAACCAAGTTTCTTGTGATGCATTCTGAAATGTCCATCTGGAGTTCTCCACGCTATTGTTTGAATATAGTTCTATTATACATCAATAAAAATCAATGTAAATAGTCAGCTTACTTGAAAATGTGAAGTCTATAACAGTTCGAGCGAAAGTAAATGTAGTTGCAAAACTATGACAAGAGCATATCCAATAGCATGGCTCTTTTTGAATGAAAAACCAGATGCATCTTGTTTATAAAGAGCCGCTCGACCTTTGGCTTTATCATTAAGATACAATGGAAGTAGTTCAATTTTCCCGGGTCTAATCAACGCTATAGCATCGGCAACATCTTCTATCGAGCGAGGTCGTAATCGTTGTAATAACTCACCATGTCTGCTCATTTGAAAAAGCTTAGACCAATTTGATGGAATCAATAACAAGTTCCAATCAGGTTCAATAGTTAGCAGTTCTTCGATTTCTTCACGAGATTCAAACTTATCGTAAACTGAAAGATGAAGAAAGTCTAACTTGAAATATCCATATTCATCAGCTTCTTCATATGGAATTGCGGCCAGTTTTGTTAGCGGGTCAATTGGAATGTTTTGTGGATAGATGCCACAAGGATGCGGTCTAAGTTTTTCATTCTGAACAATACTAGCTGGTATCCAATTTGGGAATAAGTTGAGTGGTTTGAACTTTGTTGGGAAGTCAATATCAACATCACCAAAATAAGAAACATTAGTTTCCGACATTGATTACTTTATCCATTTCAGCGAGTAACTCGCGATTTTGTGCAAATCTTTCAGCCCAAACTGCATGATTGATAACCTGTTCAAATAATGAATAATCATCTTTGTCAATATTATTAAGAAACTCTCTACCAATGTTACTCACATATAGAAACCAAGGAGATAACTTTTTCTTTCTAAATGCTTCAAGCACTGTGGGAAATCCTAAGCGAGATAACACCTCAGTAAATGGACATTCTAGTGTTTCAGCTAATCGTTCAAGATATTCCTGTGATTGAGCTAACTGCTCCCATGGGTCAAGTTGGGCATCATAGTTCTTTAGCCATAACGCATACACTGCATCACTACAAAATAATGCAGGTCCAATATCAGGATGGTTCTTGACAATGAATGTAAGAAACTGGTTTGCATCAAGTTCAATTTTTGAACATAATTCTGCAAACTTTACAAAGTTGATAAAGAAGCGAGAGGACATAAACGTATCGGGCGATTGAACTGAATGTCTTCGTAGCTTCATCCACATATTGTAACTTGCAAACGCAGATTGACCGATGACAGTCTTCATTGTCTCTAATCGTCTTTTACCTTTACATACATGAGACAAGAATGATTTCTCACGAGCATATACGTGTCCGCAATAGTTACATTTCCATCCTGCTAATTTAGGGGTTGAGTTCGCACTTGAAGCTGCTCGTCTATTAGCAGCTTTGTTCTTTAGGGCATTTGCATCCATTATTTGAAGACTCATGTTGATTGTCACTTTCTCTAGTAAGTTTGAATGGGTCTAGATATTGTATCATGGTTTGCTTATCAAATTCTATCGGCAGCACTTTGCAATAAGGCTCTTCATTAGTATCCAAGAAGTTTGATACGACTTTAGTAATGAGCTCTTCAGTAATCACTTGCTCTCTGACAACCGCAAACAATACTTTACGACCAATACGATGTTTAGGTCCTCTATCTTCACGTAGTTCTACATGAATGAGAGGAGCAGGTTCAGACTCGACAATCTCTTGCATACGTACTTTGACTTTTGCCATGATATCGACTGCTTGGTCAGTTTCAGTACGCGATTGAGCAATGACATCATCATAAGCTCTATCAAAAATCTTGTCATGATAGACTTGAGCAGCCGTATGAATTGACAGAATATACACACATTGAAAACGACGTGATAGGAAACGACAGAATGCCCAAGAGGATTCTTCATGCAAGTCCATGTCAGTATCCCACAACTTTCCATTCAGTTCTTCAGACGTTATCTGAAAATAACGTCTTGCAATTTTACGTCTTTGAAGTGAGTTCATTTTCGATTCTTGAAATAATATTCAGCACAAGAGTATAGAATAACTATACATGATATAATCAAATAAAGTGCAAAGATATCAGATATCATCTTTCTTTGATAGATTGATACCTGACTTTTTAATGAACTCTCGACGAGTACATTTAGCCATGTCTCTATCTCCATAAGATATGTGACTTTTGTCAGATTCAAAAATCAAAACTCCGACTAGTCCAACTACAAAAACAACTAATAACATAACTACTATACCAGCAGAAATACACATTTATCCTAACTCCTTTTTGAGTTTTTTGATTTCATCGACTTGATAACCAAGCTCTTCAGCTAATTGTATCACATCTTCGCTAGAAAGTAACGGCAATGATTGCTTTGCCTCTCGTTCGCTAAAGTCATAATACTCTTTGACAATGTCAAGTGCCATACTTGACATCTTACCACTTTTCTTACTTTCAGGTTTCCATACAAAACGACGACTGTCATTCAATCCGCAGCAAGCAAGGAGCTTGCAGAATAGTTCAGTATGGTCAATCTTAAACCCATCTTTAGTGCCAAGATTGAACAAATGATTATTGACAAATTCGTCAATGATAGTTAGTTGATAAGCATCTTTAGTTCCTGACATCCAACGAGTAATCACATACGATGAAAAACCCTTTTGCTCTTCTTCTGATAAAGTATTCCACAAGTCCAATTCAGACTTATTCAGCCTTGAGAGTATCGAAAAGATGTCAAGCTTGAATGCTTTCTTTTCCACTATGGCAGGTTTCTTAACAGTGCTCATTATATGTTGCTCAAAGCATTGATAAGTGCTGCCATTGTAATATCTGGAAATGCTGACCTTGAATGCTTATCAAGATAATCTGCAATTCCGATAACCGCAAGCTTTTGGGATTGAATATCAGATTTGAACTTTGGAACTTTTGCAATGTTTTGGTATAAGAATTGATAGAGTTCTTCGTATTCTTCACGTTGAGCATTTTGACAAATAACATCACGTGCAGAATCGAAATCACCAATTTCAATATAGTCAATCAGCTTGAATTTATAATCATTACTCGCATCACTGCTATTAGCATTTGACCATGTTAGCTTTTTATTTGAAACACTTTGTTGTAATGTTTCAATTGTTGCACGAATATCCGGGTAGCAGACACTTACAATTTTTTCAAGTGCAATGATTGATTCTTCTGATTCTAAAGATACTCCTTCTTGTTCAAGCATGTCAGCCATTTTGATAATGACGTCTTCTTGATTAGGTGCTTTGAACTCGTAACGTTGTAACCTTGATTTCAACGCTGGCATAATCTTATTCACATAGTTACAAGTAAAGATAAACCGACAAGAATCAGAGTTATCTTCAACTATATGACGTAATACTGCTTGAGCATTGTGCGATAAGTAATCAGCTTCTTCCATTCTAACAACTTTCATGTTACCCATCGGCATTGTTTCTGCAAAACGACCAACTTTATCACGAAGGTTATCAACACCTGTTTCATCAGAACATTTCACCAACATTACATCAAGCGGGTCAATGTTAAGGTCTTTTATTAGAGCTAAGGAAATAGTTGTCTTACCTGTACCCTGAACACCACTTAGTAAAAGATTAGGTAGTTCGCGTTTCCCACTTGATACTTCATGGAAAAAAGTTCGATGTGTATCATTCTGAAAGATGATATCTTCAATCGTTGTTGGTCGGTATTTTGCTACCCAAAGTTTGGAGATGCCGCTTTTTGATGATTTCATATATGTATGATGTTATGTTGTTAGATGTGTATATTATAAACCATAATTCTTGCCATGTGAACTTGGAATTTGTCCATCAAAGAAAGAAACTTCTTCACGACTGTCATTGATAAAGCTGAGAGATGATTGTTCAACTGGAGGTTTCTCTTCTTCCACTTCTGGAAGTTTAGCAACAGACTTAGCTTGTTCAACCATCGATGGAGAAAAGTAAGGATAGAAGTTTTTATCTGGGTCTTCATTTTCTTCATGTATAGCTTCAATGGATTCTTCATCTCTGTCTTCAAGAGGCTCAAGTTCTAAATCATGATGACTTTCATTTACATCTTTTGTTGGATAGTCATTCCAAAAGTATTGGGGATTGTAGTCTTCTTCTTTCTCATCATCAAGTTCAAACCCAGATGGAAGTTCCTTATCAAGTGGAATATCTTCTATAAGCTCTTTAACTCGTATTGGCAACAATGGAGCTTTGATTTCTTTAGGCGTTCTTTGTGCTACTAAGTAGTTACCTGCCAAAATAAGAGCAACTGCAAGTGGGTCAAATACGAATATCATCAAGCCAATCAACCAACCCATTGCTGCTTCAGGTGTTGACTTCAAAGCAGTAGCAAGATACATAATCGGACCAGCATGAGATGTAGCATCAATCATTTCAGTTTGAACTTTTGGAACTTCTACATCCAATTGTACAATCCTGTTATTGATACGCTCAATCTCAGTCTTGAAGTTGTTCAATAACTTTGTTCTGCCCTTTACATAATCAGACGGTAAGTTTGCAATTTGAGCATCTATCTCTTTCTTACGAGCCTCAAGCTTGACTTTTTCTTCAGTCATAGACTTCACTTTGACTTCAAGTGTTTTGACTGGAAGTGAGCTCTTCTGAAAGTTTGTACTCAAATAAGATGCAGCACCCATACTCGTAATAGTCATTAGCACAAAAGATGCTACTGTCAAATACGTTCGTAACAGCTTTGACATCTTCCCCCATTCACGATAAAGAACGGTGACTGATGTGACTTTAGCAATGTCAAAAGCAATGGCCAGTGCAACTATCAGTTCAGTATAACCGAATAGTTGCACAAGTCCAATTACCGATACTATCGTCCCGATGCCTTCAAGTAAAAGAGCTGAAAGCAGTGTAAGTATAATGAAGAACATATTAGTAGAACCTTTATAATGTGTATAGTTCTACTATTTAGTAGTTAGGAAAAGAAAGAGCTAAAGCCTTCGTGATTTCGTAATAAAGACCTGATGAACCAGTAGTAATGCTTTGTCAGAACCACATCTTGAAGCAATAAAGTCATCAAGATTTTGCCAACGATTTCATTATGATCGTAATCAGGACCTAATGCTAATGAACCAGATAAGAGCGGATTGCCAGCATTGTTTTCCAAAGCTGCTCGAGCTTCAACCTTATTGAAGCAGTCTGATGGAGCTTTATAAGCCACTGTCCATTCACAGAATGTCAATGTTTCGGATTCAGGAATGAGAGTAGTGCTAATTGAAATGCACAACTTGCTCATTGTACCTTGCCATTCAGGGAAGTAATCGTTGCTTCGTAAGTAACGAAACTTTGTGTGATAATCGCCTTGGTTTCGCCGAAGAACGATTACTTCATCTTCATTTGGGGCAATGTTGGTTTCTGGATTTGTGTTCATATGTTATACCTTCTCTCTATGTTATGTGTTATTAAGATCTTGCCCGACGTTGAACATCAGTAAAGGATTGACGCCAATCACGATATCCATCAGCATACCAACGTCTCCATCCTGGAGCACTTGCAAATACTTTGAAGACTTCACCCGTATCAAGTGCATTCACTACTTCTAAAGTTCCATCTTCTTGTTCTTGACAAAAGACCAAACCTGATAAAGACTTCTTACCGATATCAGTGATAGGTTCTTTTAGCATTTTTTTCCAACTATGTCCAATTCTCTTTTCAGCTACAGCTTTCATGCTAAAGCTGAAATCGTCTCGTGCTCCATCATGTGTTACACCAGAACCCATACCTAAGCAAAAGCTATCAAGTGCAAAGCCTTTATTTACCCAAGCTCTAACAACACCTTCATGAGTATCAACTCGAATGCCATCACCTTGGATAACTGCAACACATGGTGCCAATACTTTATAGCCTACAGAATTGACATAACCGTTTTTAAATTGTTCAAATAAGATGTCACCAATTTCACCTGGCTCTACTTCTGGGTCACCACTATCAGGACGACATACCAGCTTACCACCAGACTGCTCAATCAATGGACGTAATACCTCACCACCTAAGTAATCTCGTACAAACCGTTTGCTATCATAAGTGTCAATAACACCGGAGATGACAGGGATGCCAATCCCATCTTCTTTGAAACTTTTGACACGAGCATACAGTCTATTGACTAACATAACTGCAGCACCCCAATCATCGCGTTTCTCTGCATTAGAATTCATACACATGACTGAATGTTCAGTTGCTTCAATTGAAGTAGTCGTTGCTTTAGATGTACCATACAACTTTTTGATGTAGCGATTAGCTCGTGTGCAATCAGAACCATCGAACAACATGGCATGAGCAATACCAGCCATCACGGCAGCTTCATTTGGACTATCGGCTCCACGGTCGCCAAAGTTATGCAGCATGTAATTGACCAATGCTTTATCAGTGCCAACTTCATCGCACACCGTTTCAAGTGTCTTACGAACGGTACGACAAACGGATGCTACAGTTGACATCTTCCACAGTGTTGATTGAGCAAAGGTTTCAATGTAGGTTGGTAGCCAAGCAGTTTCATAACCGCCAGTATTGACAAAAGCCGCGATCGGAGTTTGTGGTAAGACAACTCGACCTTCTTCAACACCAAACATTTCAAGTGGTAGTTTGCCATCAAGCTCACGAACAATGTATTCCCAACCTTTACGATTGAAGTTGTAACCTTGTTCAGTGATTTCAACTTCAGCTTCATCAATATGTTCTTCGGTAATCCGAACTGAAGCTAAGAAGCTTGCAAGTAAAGAATGACCTGCTGCAACAATTTCTTTTGAATACTTTGAAGGTTTTCGAGGAACACAGACGACATACTGGTTTTCAATGTCAACTGGCATTTCAAGCCAGTGATTTGCCTTGTACCCATCTATGAGTAATACAGGGTTTAGTGGTAAAAGATGTGATAGCATAATAGGAATCCCCTAAATGTAATGTAAGAAAAGTAGCAATGTCTATCATTGCTAAAGTATGTGTCTATTATATCTCAATTCCAACAGATTGTAAACGTTTTTCTTCTTCCCATTCTAAGTCTAGCTTCAATTGAGTCAATACTTCGCCCAACCAGTTTGTGCCTTTCCATTCATTGACTGGTGTGACTTTGGCAGTTACTTCATCAAGTCCAATACCCCAAACAGTATCGTACGGAGATGCTTCAACGAGAATAGCATTACCAGTGTTCATAAGCTCGCAATACAATGACGGGTTCTGTGTAAACTTAGCATAATTGCCATCATACACAATCTTGCCGCATTCTTGTTCCCAAACTGCCAAGTCAAAGTTTTGAACTTCACGTCCAAGCTTCTTTTGAACCTTAGGGTCAGTCGCTTGTAAGATAAGCGACGCAGCATGCTTATCACCAAACAATGCAGCTTTCTTGAACATCATGTATTGTTCCGCACAGTTGAATGTAATGCTACCATAGTCGTAGTTTCCAACTTTATTGCCAGACTCTATAACGAATTCTGATGGATGCCATTGGCTAAAAACTCCACTCCAGAAAAAGTGGAATTTTCCATCTTCGTGAATGCTATCTTGTTGAGTGTTCATATGTTCCTCTTTATGTTTATGAAATAAGTGAAAGTGCCCAATCTATAATATCTTTATGGTCTTCAAAGATATGTTCTTCCATGTCCAAGACATCGTTGATAGGAATCCATTTAGCTTTAGCAGCATCATCACTGCCTTTTACTTTTGACAGTTCGCCAGCAGGTAAGTAGAATGCATATGCATGAGTAATTGTTCTGCCACGCAATGACCTATCAGGATTATCAAATACATGAGAACCTTTCATTGAACCGGCCATAACAGCCGTTGGAACTTTGAGTTTGGTTTCTTCACGTAGCTCACGTAATGCAGCAACAGTCAAGTATTCACCAGGCTTAACAAATCCACCGGGCAATGCCCACAGCCCTTTACCTGGGGCAGCTCGACGTTGAATCATTAGTATATGTCCTGATTGAATAACGACTGCATCAACTGTCACAAAGAATGGAGGATGGGGAGCAGATTCCCAAGACTTCTGGTATTCCTGAATGTGACGATACTCCTCACACAGATTAGCATATTGGTCGCACTTACTCCAGTCTTTGAGGTACTGTTTCAGTTCAGACGAAATGAGGTCTTTGTCATGCCATTTATCAAGTTGTCTAGAGAAGTATTCATCACGAACTTGAGTAGCATTGACATCATCAATTTGTTCAACCGAAACAAACTTCCATTGAGGAAACATATCAAGGTAAAAGCTAGACGAATCTTTCTTATGACCAATGACACCAATACGTAGATTTCTTGACACTTTACCAAGAGTAATAGTCTTGACAATCTTTTGAACTTGTTGAACCCATTCAGCATCATTATATCTGAAGTCGCGGATTGGCTTACAAATCAGTCGTGAAGTATCTTTAGCCGGAAGCTGATTGGACAGCATTGTAGCACGTTCAATCCATGACCAAGGATTCTTGATAGTACGCGGTTGAAAGCTAGAACCAAAAAGCACGATGACATTACTTGCCATGTCTAAAGCTCGTTTCACCGTCGATACATGAGCACGAGTTGGTGGTTGCATACGACCAATGTAAATAAGGTAATCGTATTGATAAGTACTCATTTGATTTCTCCAAAATAAGGAGACACAATTTTGAACATCTTGCTAAGTGAGGTCACCAGTTTTCGTAGTCCGGGAATTGAATTGACCGTCAAGTAAATGTTGATGATGTCTTGGATAGGATACCGATTTTTGAGGAATTCATTACCTCGGTTATTGATAATGATATCACTAAATTGTAACTTCTGAATTACAAATTCAGACTTTACGACATCATTCAATCGTTCTTCTGTGACATAAGCAGTATCACCTTTTAGTAAAGGAACCATTTTGTAGCGAGTAATTTGTGTGTTCATAATAGGAATCCCCTAGTATAGTTTTGAAATGTATAAGTCTATCTTATACGATTGTATTTATTCGAATTTAGCTTTCAACGTTTCATACAACATTCGTTGTTTGAGTTCATATTTTTCTTGGTCAGCTTTAGCTTGTTCAGCAAGTTCAAGTTCTACCATTTGACGACGAAGCTTCAATTGATTGAGCAAATCATTTCGAACTTCTTCATCGGTAAAGTAATTCATTGGCAAGGTAAAGGTGTAGAACTCAAGCTCGCCATTCTCATTGAACCAGCTACGAAATGTCACATCACCATTAGATGCTACATCAATCAATTCAACAACAGGTTCTTTGTCATCTTTGAACCAATAGAAAGCTTTGCAGTATTCTTCAGCAACAATTGTCAATGAACCATAGAACAAGTGCATCTGAAAAAAATCACAATATTCCATCTTCACATTCTTGACTTCAGTTTCTTCGTTAGATAGTTCCATTGAACATTTTACCCCAGTTGTAAGTAAAGTCATGATTGATGTTCAGTGTTGTGTTCAACAAGTTCATCCAATCATAGTGATGTTTTAGCATTGCTACTCGTTCTTCATCAGGCAATTCACACCATTCTTCCCAAGTATAAGGAGAATGATATGTAAGCAGATTGGTTCTTGAACCTAACAATCTTTTGAGCTTACGACGAACTGTACCAATGTTGTACGACCAATTGATGTATTCACCATCGACTTGACCAGGTAAATCAGGCACATACAATAGGTAATAGTATTCTTTGATAGTTCTTACTGGAATCCAATACTTACCATAGCCGGGGTCAATGCATAAACCCTTATCATGAAAATACTTGACTTCTTCTACACGGTTTTTATCGTATGATTGTCTATAACGACGACCACCTTTACGAGCAAGATACTTTTCATCAGGCTTGAAGATAAAGAGTACATGCTTTTGACCTTTAAACTCTTTGCGATATTGCGGACAAACTTGAATGCTTGCCCGCTTATATGCATACATATCAGGTCCAGGATAATCACCTGAGAACTCACAAACTTTCTCGATCGCCGCCAATTTCTAATCCTCAAAATGATGAATTTCAACTACATCATGAAAGGCTTCAATGAAGCCATCTTCTTTGATATGTCTTAAGTCACAATACACTATCATTTGATATGCATCAAATAAATCATACCAATGTTGTACCAATTCTTTGATTTTTGCTAACATCTGCATTTCTCCCCATAAGATTGAAGTTCTATAACCTTGAACTTGAATCTATTGTATCAACTGATACATCATTTGTAAATAGCTAAAAGTGATAACTGGTTATCAGTATCTTACTGTCGCACTGACATCATCAGATGTCATCATAACAAAGGCTTCTTCAGTTTGCCAGAAAGGTTCTTGATTTGGAAGGTTGATACGAGTGGTCCATTTGCCTGGTTCGATAAGAATGTAGAGCGAGTTGCGGATTTCATCGCAAACATCTTTCCCACAAACTTCTATCTTTCCCCAATGTGGTCGATGAACTTCAGTGAAGTCATATACATCAGTCAAAAAGATACCACCTGAAGACTTTGGCATAAAACTGGTATTAGTCAAGTCTTCAACAAACTTGAAGAAAATCTTCGTATTTAGAGGAATAAGCTTTATCATATATAGGTATGTTTATTCTGCAGTTGAAATAGGTGCTAAGATTTCCGGTTCATCGGTAAGCTGAACCGGCGTTGGAGTATTTGCTTCGTTGATTGAACTCATGACATCTTTCAATGCATCCGGTAAAGTAGGTGCTACAACTTCTGGAGTTGCAATAACTTTGAGACCGTTTGCTGGGGCGACATTCTTTTTCGGTTTTAGTCCATTCTTAGTATCGATAAACACTCGACGTTCTTCGGTGCTGATTGAAATTGGTGCTGATGCTAACGACTCCTTGATTGCAAGTATATCAAAATCGACAACTTGTCCGCGAGCGGAACGGGCGGTTCTTGCCATAAGTAAGTTCTCCTTTATAGGTATGGTAATGTTGTTTTTGGGTAAAGACTTTATCACATTCTATTTAGCAATGTCAAGAATGGAAGAATTCACTCCAATGAATGTTATACTTCAAGCAATCAACACAATGTATGCCTACTAAGAACAACAGATAAGAAGCACATGAAGAACCTCGACCAACTCCCCATACTTGACGATTTTGTCGTAGAACATTTACCACATATATGATAGTCTTTAGCCCTTCTTCAAACTGGAATTCGCGAACTGCTACAAGTTCATTTGCAATTCGAACTTCAGCACGTTCTTGTATATCTTCAGGTAGTTCTTTCAGCTTTTGAGCAAAGAACTCCTTCAGGTCAATCCCGTCAAGGTATTCTTGTGGCACTAACCATTCTTTAGGTGGTAAGTCAAATGCCGCATTTTCATCAAACACTTCTAATGTACTTGAACTTCGCTCATTGAAAAGCTGAACATCTTTTGTCAGTTCAGTGACTTGTATCTGCGATACATCCAAGCCTCGTAGGAGGAGGTCAGGTACTTGCTCTGGTTCTACTACTGAGATACCATTTGGAAGAAGTAGCCTATCCTTTAGAACGGTTAGATTTGAATGCATTTGATTCCGCATTTCTGAAGTAATGCTAATCCTTCTGGTTCTCGGTCATATACTTCAAGATACAACACTTTTTGGATGCCTGCAATGATGATACTTTTAGCACACATTGGACATGGTGTATGAGTGACTGCAATATCGCAACCACCAACTGCAATGCCATACTTTGCCGCAGTAGAAATAGCTGACAATTCAGCATGACCTTCATTATGAAGCGAATAGATACGATGAGCTGCTGAATATTCCTCAGGAGTCATTGACTCAATACGTTCAGGTGGGAAGACATCAGAACAATGCGATTGCCCCGGCATACTTCCATTATACCCACTTGATAGAATACGTCCGTCACGAACAATGATAGCACCAACCTGTACTCGCGTACAGGTACTAAGTTCAGTAGTTGCTAAAAGAACCTTACGATAATAATCGTAGTATTTGTTTAGTCGTTTGTTCATATTTTGATATTGCCATCAATTGAAGTCAGTCGCTTAGCAGCATCAACAAGTTCTTGAGCAGCTTTTGACAGTGGAGGTTCAACATAATCAATCCATTGGTCACTTACATAGTCATTATCAAATTCAGTATGATAGTAGTCTTTGCATATCTGAATGATTTCATCAAGTGATAATTTTTGACCTTTACCTTTCGGAACAACCCACTTATAGGTATCATCTTTACCTTGACCTAACTCATAGAGGTCAATGTTTTCTTTACGATACAGAACTGCATAG